TGACGATCTGGACGGCGGGCGCCTTGGGGTGCCTGACGGCAATGGCCGGTGCTGATGTTGCCATCGGCTTGTATGAACGCTGGGCTGCCAAGCGGCTGGGCGTTTCGGAGTCGGCATCGACCGACCGAAGCTAGGTCGGCGGCCGGGTGGGGGGCGCCATTTTTCCGGGTCCTCCCTGAGGGCCGCCCCCTACACGGGTTAGCGAACTCGCGGGATCTCTGCAGCTGAGAATTTTGCAGTGATGTCCGTCTTTTCAAAGGATTAGATATGGGCAGGACAGTTAGCAAGGCCGACTTAAGCGAGATCATCGGCCGTGATGAACGCACCCTGACCCGTTGGCAGAACGACGGCATGCCCGTAATGGAGTTCGGCATCGGGCGGGGCAAGGAAAATCAGTACGACACCGAAGCCGTGATCCAGTGGCTGATGCAGCAGGCCTCGCTCAACGGAAAGAAGGAATCCTCCCGCGACCGGCTTGACCGTAACCGTGCCGACCGCGAAGAGCTGGCACTGGCCAAAGACCTGGGCGAAGTTGTCATCGCTAAAGAGCTGATAGAGCGGTTCGAGGCCATGATCATCGCCGCCAAAGTAGAACTACTTAATTCACTCCCAGACGATTTAGCCGCTGATCTCTCGGCACGCTATGGCGTGGAGGTTGACGAGCAACTGATTCGGGATCCCATCGAAGCCATATTGAGGAGGCTGTCTGACTATGACGTGGATGATGCCTCGTCAGATGGAGATTTTGACGAACCGGACGATCCGGAGGGCTTTAAAGAAGACGGCGACTAAGGCGCTGCGCAGCGCTTGCCGCAAGTGGGCGCCACCGCCGCGAATGAGCATTATCGAGTGGGCGGAAAAGTACCGCTGGCTCGCGCCGGAAGAGGCTGCTCGTCCTGGTAAGTATCGGTTTGACGTGACACCGCACCTAACCTGGCCGGGCGGGCCGCTGGAGGCGCTGGACGATCCGGCGGTTAGCGAGATCGTTGGCCGCAAATCCGCGCAAGTGGCCTGGACATCCGGCGTATTAGGCAACGCACTGGGCAAATGGATCGACATCGATCCGTCGCCGATTCTGGTGCTATTCCCCAAGGCTGAAGCCGCCAAGCAGTACGTCGGTGAAAAACTCGAACCGATGATTGAGGCCACGCCACGACTGCGCAAGAAAGTCGACTTGCGTAGTCGCAAGTTGCAGCAGCGTCAGGACTTCAAACGCTTCCCCGGCGGCTTTCTGAAGATGGTCGGCTCCAACAGTCCGGCCAGCGTGAAATCCACGCCAGTGCCGCGAGTAGCCATTGAGGAGCCTGACGACTGCAACCTCAACCTACGTGGCCAAGGTGACAGCATCAAGCTGGCCAAGGAGCGACTGAAAACCTTCCGTCGCTCTAAGATCATCATCGGTGGGACACCGACCATCAAAGGCCTGTCGGCGATTGATGCAGAGCTGGAACTGTCGGATAAGCGTGTTGGCTTGGTGCCGTGTCACGAGTGCGGCCAGGAACATGCGCTTAGCTTCGACAACCTGCACTGCGATGAGGATCCGGGGTATCTGCACGAGGTATACGGCAAGAAGCGGCCGGAGAAAGCGTTTTACTCCTGCCCACACTGTGGTGCGATCTGGGACGATAACCAGAAGAACGCTAACCTCAAGTACGGACGTTGGTCGGCCACGGCTGAGTTTCGTGGGGTTGCTGGCTACATCCTCAACGAGCTGTATGCAACGTTTTGGGGATCGCGCTTTGAAGAGTTGATGAAGAAACAACTCAGCGCGGAGCACGAAGCATCAAAAGGCAACATTGGCCCGATGATCGCCTTTGTCAACAGCAACAAAGGTGAAAGTTACGAGTATCAGAGTGACGCGCCGAAGACCGATGAACTGGAGAAACGCGCCGAGCCCTACGCTGAACTGACAGCGCCCAAAGGTGTGTTGTTGGTCACCGTGGGTGTCGACGTGCAAGGTGACCGCCTGGCATTGGTCATCACCGGGTGGGGGCGTGGTGAAGAGTCATGGCGGCTCTATTGGGGTGAGCTTCATGGCAGTCCTATCGATCCGCATGATGCTGTCTGGCAGGAGCTGGACCGGATGGTCTCCCGGCCGATTCCCACCGAGGGCGGCGCCCAACTGGCGGTGTCGGCGGTAAGTATCGACAGCTCCGACGGCAACACCAGCGATGCGGTGTACACATACGTCAGGGATCGTCAGCGCTACAACGTCATGGCTATCAAGGGTGCTTCCAAGGACAGTGCTGACAAGGAGATTTTCACCAAGCCCTCGCAATCGGTAGACACCTCGCAGGACAACACCAAGGCCGCTAAGTACGGCCTGCGAGTCTTCATCGTCGGCACCCACAAGGCTAAGACTCTGATCGACGGTCGACTTCGGCTGAAAGGCGCAGGGCCTGGCCGAATGCACTGGTACAGTGAGATCCGCTCGGACTACTACGAGCAGCTCACCAACGAAGTGCTGGCGCCGCACCCGCGCAACCCAAGCAAGATGGTTTGGCAGAAAAAGGCCGGACGGCGCAACGAAGCGCTCGACTGCGAGGTGTACGCCTTGCATGCGGCGCGCAGTTTAAAAACCCATCTGCTGCGCGATCACGAATGGGACCAGTTGGAGCAGCAACAGCTACAGCCAACTCTGTTCACCAGCGAACAACCGGTCGCACCGGTACCGCGCCGAGCCGTCGCTCGTGGGCGGGGCACCCGCAGTCGCGCGGGCTACTAGGAAAACAAACATGACAGACGCACAACAGCGCCTCGCGGAAGTCCGGGCGGCGATCTCTGACGTCCTGAAGAAAGGCCAGCGCTTGCGTCGTGCGGATCGCGAACTGTATCGCGCCGAGTTGAACAGCCTTCGCCTTCTTGAGCAGCAATATGCCAAAGAGGTCGCGCTGGAACAGGCCCAACAACAGGGACGCGGCCGTAACCGCATCTCCTACATGAAGATCTGACTATGGGATTTTTTCGAAAAGACCCGGCCGAGTTGCTGATGCGTGAGGCGATCAAGCTCGCCAAGTCGGCAAACGAGGCCCGACCTATTGTCGCTCAAGGTGGCGGGGGTGGTGTTGAGACGCGCTGGCGCGGTGCCTCCCGCGTGCTGCGCAGTATGGCCAGCTGGATACCCGGCCTCGGCAGCCCGCGACGCGACCTCGACCAAAACGAGCGGCGCATGTTGGTGGCTCGTTCGCGGGATGCCATGCGCAATCACCTGATCGCAAGAGCGGCGATCACTCGCCTGCGCACCAACGTAGTCGGCACCGGTCTGGTCTGCCGTTCGCAGATTGATCACGCGGCGCTCGGTTTGAGTGAGGAGCAGGCCGAGGACCTCAATACCCAGCTCGACCGGCTCTGGTCGTTATATGCCGATGATCCACGTGAGTGCGACGCGGAAGCGACGCTCAATCACTAC